CGAGCGACACGTGGTAAGCGCCTGCGTGCCGAGCCGGTGGTGACACTGTACGAGCAGGGCCGTGTGCATCATGTAGGGACGTTCGGGGACCTGGAGGATCAGATGTGTACATGGGTGCCGGGTGAGTCAGACGTTAGCCCCGATAGAGTCGATGCACTAGTGCATACTGTGACCGACCTGGCGCTATCGACGAAGCGCCGGGGATACCATCTAGGCGTCGCATGACAACGCGAGTAGGAGGATGGTTCCGGCGCAAGGCGCGCGAACGCTGGGGTGGCATATTCGCGACACCCCAGTCCGAGGGCTATCCGAACAGAGACTACGCCAACTACGTCAAGCAGGGCCTGCGCGGCAATCCGTACGTTGGTGCCGCTATCCGGCTGATCGCGCAGAACGCGTCACGTGTGCCGCTCGTGGCGTACCGACAACGCGGAGACAATCGCATCGACCTGGAGCCCACGCATGGCCTGATGCGCGTGCTACACCGGCCGAATGAGGCATACGGCGCGACGATGTTCTGGCAACGGACGTATCAACATCTGCTACTGTCAGGCGACGCGTACTGCCGTGGGGCGATGACCCGTGCACAGCGACCGTGGACGACTGAGCGGATGGAACTATTCAACGTCCAGCCCCACTGGGTGACGCCGATGCCGAAGCCCAAGGCGGGGATCGAGTACTACAAAGTTCGGCCGCCGGACCAGCCGGAAAGCAAGGCGGAGACGGTCCCGCCCGACGAGATGCTGCACCTGTGGTTCGCCGATCCGATGCGCGACTACGACGGGCTGGCACCTACTGCGTCTGCATGGTCGGCCATCCAGCAGAGTAACGCGGCATCGGCGTGGAACTTCAATGTCCAACGGCGAGCCGGGCGTCCGGGCCTCATATGGGAGTGGCAAGGCGACGAGCAGATGACCGACGAGCAGTTCGAGGAAGTCTCCAAACGCATCGAGGAGAAGTACGGCGGGTACATGAACGCGGGTAGGGACATCATAGCTGACGGGTTCACGGCGAAACCGATCGGCCTGTCGCCGCACGATGCTGAGTGGATCGAGGGCATCAAGCTCACAATGCGGCAGATCGGCGTGACATGGTTCGTGCCGACGGTGCTGCTAGGGGACCACGAGAATGCGACGTACAGCAACCTCCAGACGGCGATTCGACTGCTCTACGAGCTCAACATCTTCCCGATGCTCGACTGGGTGACCGACGAGCTCACGCACTGGATACAGCCGAAGTATGGCGAGGACATCGTAGTCGACTATGCACGGGACGAAGTGGACGTGCTGCAGGAGGAGCGTGCGCAGGTCATCGAGCGCAATGTGAGAGCGGTGCAGGCCGGGATCAAGACGCCGAATGAGGCGCGCGAGGAGCTGGGCCTGGAGAGAGTCGAGGGCGGCGACGACCTCTGGATATCGGCGACGATGATGCCATTGTCGGCCATGGAGATAGAGCATCCAGCAGACGTGGGTGAGGGCAAGGATGCAGGTCTATGATCAGCGAGAGCGCGAGTGGAAGGCGTACGAGAGATACCGGGCAGGCCTGTACCTCAGCACGTACCGTCAGGTGCAGACCCGCTTCCGAGCCGAGGCGACGGCCCTTGCAGCAGAGCTTCAGGCTGGCGGTACGCCAGCACAGGGCATGGAGCGGGCGCTTGCGGCGCTGACAGATCAACAGGATGAGTGGTGGATACTCTACGCGCGCATATACCAGGCCGTGGGCCGAACATTCGCCGAGCTCGAGTACGGCCGGCTGATGAAGGCGGAGAGCGAGGTCGTGGACGAGTGGGCAGACCAGATGGATACCTATCTCCACACCGTGGCTGGCCAGCGGATCGTCGGCATTCAGAGTACGACACTACAGCAGGTACGGCGGGTCCTGGCAGAGGGCGTACAAGAGGGCGAAGGTATACCGGCGCTGGCGCGGAGGGTGCGCGACACGTACGAGGGCATAAGCCGCGTCCGCTCGATGCGCATTGCGCGCACGGAGGTAGTGGGTGCGAGCAATCGCGGGGCAATGGTAGGTGCGCGCTCGACCGGGTTGCCGCTGGAGAAGGACTGGCTGGCGACGCCCGGCGCACGCACACGGGAGACACATGTGGCAGCCGGTGCGGCCGATCCCATACCTATGGATGGCCTGTTCCTCGTCGGCGGCTGTCAACTAGAGCATCCTGGGGATACGTCACACGGCGCATCGGCGGCTGAGATCATCAACTGCCGTTGCGCAGTGACATTCCGGAAGGCCGCGTGAGCGGCAAGAGGATAGCATGGAATACAAGACGCTAGCGCAGTGCGACTTCAAGACTGATGATGACCAAGAAGGCGTCGTCCGTGGCTACGCGGCCGTATTCGGGAACGTGGACTCGTACGGCGACATCATCGACGAGGGTGCGTTCACGAAGACACTCCAGGAACGGCCCCACATACCCGTGCTGTGGCAGCACTTCGATGTCGCTGGCCTCACGCGCGAGGCGGAGGAGAACAAGCGCGGGCTCAAGGTGGCCGGAGAGCTGAACCTCCATACGAACATCGGGCATGATGCATGGGAGTTCGCCAGACAGGGTGCCGTCACTGGGCTATCCATCGGATACGACACTATCAAGGCTGAGCCCGACCCGAAGCGATCCGACATCCGTCGGCTGAAGGAGATACGCCTGCTGGAGTGGTCCCTGGTGTCATTCCCAGCCAATGACCGAGCGCGCATCACCGATGTGAAGACTGCACTCGACTCAGCTATGTGTGATCTGCGAATGCTACTCGACGTGGCTGAGCCGACCGAGCATAAGCCGGGGTGGGACGAGACAGATGAGTCGTGGCGCTACAGGGTGCGCGACCCGTCGAAGTTCATCAAGGGGAGCTTCCGCACCGTGTCGATCACGACTGGCGTCAAGGCGGTCATGGGCAAGCTAAAAGGCGGCGACGGCACCATGAAGGTGCAGTCGTTGATCTTCGACAAGGATGAGTTCGATCTGGCGGCCGCAAAGGCGTGGCTGAAGGATCATGGCGATATCACCAAGGCACTCGATCTGGACGTGTTGCAACCCCTGATCGAGCCGCTACACGATGGCATCGAGCCGGAGACGCTCCACTCGATATGGGAGATAGTGCGTGACTTCAATGCACGAGTAGGAGCGTGACTCATGGCTGAGACAGACACCACGCCGACAAAGGTCGTGGAAGAGTTCCGTACGGCACTTGCCCAGTTCGAGCAGTTCGGCCAGCGGATGACCGAGGCCGAGAAGAAGCTGGAGGGTGTAGCGTACGAGAAGGAACTGCGCGAGAAGGTGAAGGAAGACCTGCTCGGCACCATCGATCTGGAGCAGTATCAGCGCAGCCTGGACGCGGTGAAGGCGCGACTCGATGAGATCGAGATCGAGGCCAATCGCCCGGCCGAGAAGGACGAGCAGGCAAAGGCGTCTCAGGAGTATCAGGATCGATTCTGGGACTGGTTCAGCCGCAAGGCGAATGCGGTCTACGCCGATCCACCGGAGGTGATGAAGGGCTGGGAGCAGAAGGCGAATGCCCAGTACCGCCGGGTGATGGTCCGCACGCCGAGCGCACAGAAGGACATGACCGTCGATACCGATACGGCGGCCGGGTTCCTTGTCCACCCCGACCTGCGGGAGAAGATCATCGCCGCAGCCCGCGAGTTCGATGTCATGCGCCAGCTTGCCACCGTCGTGCCCGTGGACGGCAACGAGCTCGTATACCCGAAGCGGACTGGCAACGCCACGGCTGCGTACCTCGGTAAGGAGGCCGGTACGGCCACCGAGGATAGCACCGAGGCGTACGGCCAGGTCCGCATCCCGTGCCACGAGGCGATGTCATACTGGGATGCGTCATGGAAGTTGCTGGCACAGAGCTTCGTGGACTTTCCGGCGCTCGCATCGCAGCAGTTCGGCGACGCCTTCGCGACGCTCTTCGGCGAGTCGTACATCAACGGTGACGATGCTGGCGAGCCGCGTGGCTTCCTGGCAGACTCGAATGTCCAGGCCAACTACCGGGCTGGTGGGAAGGCAGACACGCTCGCGAGTGACAGCGCGATCATCAAGGTGATGACGGACATCAAGCAGCCCTACTGGCAGAACTGCGTGTGGGTGATGAACCGGACCACACTGGGCGTCATCTACGATCTGCGCGATGGTCAGGGCCGCACTGTCATCGCCGATAACCTGAACAGCGCCATGCCGCTGTCCATACGCGGCAAGCCCATCTACATCTCACCGAACATGCCGGACATCGGTGCTGACGCGTTTCCAATCGCGTACGGCGATTTCAAGCGCGGCTATGTCATCGCCGACACGGTGCAGATGGCTATCCAGCGTGATGACGTGACCCAGGCGGGCAGCGCAACCACGCGCTTCTACGGCTACGCCATGAGTGGTGGCGACGTGGCCGACGACGACGCGATCTACACCATCAAGATCGCAGAGAGCTAACCAGAGGAGGGATGCGACATGAAGCGGTTCATTCCACTCCTCGCAATTCTCGCCCTGGTAGTGGGTGCTCATGCTCAGACGTACATCACGGCGATCTACAAGACGGACCGCGGTGACAAGCAGGTCGTGGCCGATGGTGGCGAGGTGGAGGTGCAATCCGGTGGCGAGTTCGAGATGCTGTCGGGCGCCACTCTGGACGTGCAGTCGGGTGTGACCGTGACCTACGCGGGGAACACGACGTTCAGCGACAAGCTCACCTCAACGGACACGGTCAAAGTCGTCGTCGTCGAGGGCACGTCCGATAAACTGACCATCGCGGGCAATGACACGCTCGTGGTGGCCCGGCTGGAGGGCGTGAGCAACAAGCTGACGCTGGTCGGCAGCGACACGTTCGTCGTCGCGAAGATTGAGGGTGTGAGCGACGTGGTGACCATCGCGGCCGATGATACGCTGAAGCTGACTACACTCTCGGTATCGGGCAATGGCACGATCACCGGCACGCTGACCGTGACGAGTACGATCACTGCGAGTGGCAACCTCGACGTGACGGGCACCGTGACTGTCGATACCCTGGACGCTGCCACAAGCTATGTGACTGGCAATCTGGATGTCGACGGTACCGCAACGTTCGATGGCAATGTCGACGTGACAGGCGCCCTCGATGTCGATGGGAAGTTCACTACGGATACCGCCGATGTGAGCGTAGCCGATGTTGCCACGAACATAATCCACGGTGCGAGTACACTCTCAGCGGAAGAAACAGGGGTGCTCGATGGCGTGACGCCGGGTACTGCGGCCGCCAGCAAAGTGCTCGTGCCGGATGCGAACCTGGACATCGCCACGGTCAACAAGATCGGAGCGGACTCAGTTGTCACCGGTGACCTCGATGTGGCAACCAACTTCACACACGGCGCCAACATTCTCTCCGCGTCGGAGACTGGCGTCCTGGATGCGGTGACGCCGGGCACGGCTACGGCAAGCAAAGCAGCCGTCCTTGGCACCAGCCGCGAAATCGACTCAGTGGGCGTAGCTGTCGTACTCGATGACATCAAGTTCGACTCTGCTGCTACGTTCGGCGCCAGCGTCACATGCAGCTCCACGCTGGGTGTGACGGGCACTCTGACGGCGAGCGGCGACGCGGACGTAACTGGCACAATGACCGTTGATACGCTCAATGCGACGACGACGACAGTCACCGGTGACATGAACGTGGACGGCACACTGACCGCAACTGAGAATCTCGATGTGACCGGGACAGTTACCGTGGACACGCTGGATGCGAGCGTCCAGTATGTCACCGGCCCAGTCAGCCTCGATAGCCTGATGCGCTATGCGCACGCAGGCATCCTGGCCGATGCTGGAGACGGTGACGACGGGAAGGATACGGTCACAGTCGCAGGGGTGGTCGCAACGGATGTGTGCTTCGCCGCAGCCGCAGATACCGCCTGTGGCGTTGGATGTGACTGCGCAGCAGGCGAGGTACACCTGTCTCTGCCGTGGACAGACCCCGAGCACGACGTGAACTACTTCGTCGTAAGACCGAAGTGAAAGGACTACACACGTGGCAACACGAGACCTACACAACAGCATCGAAGTCGTGAAGCTGATGACCATCGCGGAGGTGACTGCGGATACGTGGTCTAGCTACGTCGATCTGAACGGCTTCGAGAGCGCGGAGTTCATCGTCGAGAACAGCGCGCTCACAGGCGGGGATGCAGACAACTACATCACCCCCGTGCTCTATGAGGCGTCGGATACACCGGCGTCCTCATCAAGCTACAGTGCAGTCGATTCCGGCGACATCCTCGGCGCATTCGTGGCGGTGGCAGACGAGAGCACTACCACGACGCAGGCGGTGGGCTACATCGGCGGTGAACGGTACGTCGCGGTCAAGCTCGACGAGACGCTGACGATCAGTGCAGGCTATTGGAGCGTCACGGCGATCCTGAGCCATGCAGGCCTGAATCCGCCCAGCGCGCCGACAACGGGTACCGTGACCTAGTGACCAGCTCCGTCGGCATACGGATGTTGACCGACTGGCGCGTCTACCGACGGGGGCAGATCGTATATCTGTCCCCGTTGGCTGCCCGGTATCTGGTCAGCAGGGGCCACGCAGTCTACATCGCACCTGGTCCGAGGGAATACAAGCATGGCCGGACTGATAGGCCGAGCGTCACTCAAGACAGCACCGGACACTGAGCCTGTCACGGTAGCACAGGCGAAGGTCTACTGTCGCGTGGATAGCAGTGACGAGGACACGCCGTTCGACCGGTGGATCGAGGCTGCGCGGCAGCAGGTCGAGGCGTACACCGGTCGTGCGCTGGTCAGTCAGACGTGGGAGCTATGGATCGACGCCGACGATCTCGGGTCAGGCCGGTACGCGAATCTGGCGAAGGTGCGTGCGGACTGGCCGCTGGGTGCGTCGTACCCGGGTGCGGAGGACTACATCAAGCTGCCGCATCCGCCACTGCTGTACTCGGACGCGTCCGATCTGAGCATCGTCTCGTACGACACGGATAATGACGCAACGACCTTCAGCGCAGACTACTACCAGGTAGATGCACCCGACGGGCCACGAGCGCCCTATGGGCGCGTGTATCTGAATATCGGTCGTGCGTGGCCCAGTAGTCTGCGATCCCGGAACTCGCTCAAGATCACCTACACGG